CTGGTAGAATACGTTAATACTCGGTTCCACGGCGATGCCGCGGTTCTTTGTACAGTCCTTTGGAACGGTTGTGAACCGATTTCCGCGAACGAACTCAGGGACCCCCCGTTTCTCAAGGCTAGTTTTTGCCCAGAGAGTGCTACTCCATTGAAATAAAAATGGCCAAGCATCGGAGGAAAGAGTGGGTCTCGAAGTCATTTTATCAGGGACGGTTGTTAACATCCCCTTGTCTCCATAAGTCGCACCTGGACCGAACCGACCTTTCACAAAGTCGGGACACGGTCCGAGGATAGAGGCTGCTATTTTTCTCGCATTGACGATAAATTCATCAAGCGGTCCAATAGGATGGCGTCGGGAGACGCCACTGTGCAGATCTTGCACAATTGGATAGAGCCTCTGATTGGTGCGAAGGCATTGGCGTTCGGCAATCCAGAAGTTCTCCAGAGCAGCGGCCTTGCGGTCAAAACTCGTGGGGAGGTCTTCTGTCTTCCGAAGGATCGACGTCACACTGGCATCAAGCCAGTATCGATGTGGATTCTCGTACTGCCTAGGGTCAACTTTCAACGAGACAAGTTGATCCCACTCCCGATGCTTCAACAGTTGGGAAACTGCATGGCTCCGGGGTGTGGAGATATCCTCGCAGATGCGATGGATAGCACGTTCGACAGCTGTCGGGAACGTGAAAGTCATGGTCGTACTCCTGAAATGAAGAAGGAGGTTGTCTTAGCTCGGGGCGTACCCCGAGGAGATGCTGTCTTTGAACAGGGTCGAAGCAAGGAGGTTCATCCCCTGCGCAACGGCCTCGACCAAAGTGGCATCCGGCATCGTGACCGGGACTGCAACCGTGAGGGTGTAGTTCAGTCGCTCCGCCACAGAGACACGACCAGTGCTGGCGTCCGTGAACGTCGACGGGTAGGAGAAGCTCGCCTCGAGTTTCCGGAGTTGAGAATTGCCGTTGGCAAAGCTCTTCAAGCGGAGTTCGGGACGTTGGCCAATCGAACCGCCGAGTCCGTTAGCCCGCCAGACGGCGGGCGATTTGTCGCCAGCAGACGGAACAACACCCGTGTAGGTGATGTTCGTGGAACCGTCTGCACCTTTGATGGTGATGTCATTCATTTGCATGTCATTTGACCCATTTGATGGGATCCGTGATGTGTCTCGAAGGTGCATTTCCCTTCAAGAACGTGGTGAGCAGAGCAACAGCAGTTGCTCCACGAATCACACTAAACCCTTTGAAAGGCTTAATGTAGAAGGAAGGGGACGAGATCCCCAAAGAGCGATCGACGAATATACCCGCTTTGCTGTGGCTTTCCGAGGAAAACCATTCAGGGTGGGCAGAGTAGGAGCTGAGAGAGGTCTCAGTCCGTCTCGTTCGAGTGAACACTGTCGTATACGCTTGAGTGATCTCAAGCCCTACGAATTCGGTTGCGGAGTCCAAGACTTGGCCCACATTCGAAAACCAATCTACCACGAAGGAGAAAGGAACAGCTTCCCAAGCAACGGAAAGAGGGTTTATGAGACCCACTTCACGAACCAGATTGGCATTAGGGTTGACAACCCTAATGTTGGCCCCGATTTTCACACTGGTCTTGACGGTTTCTTCGGTTACAACTCGAGAGATGTAACTGCCGCCAAACCCTTGTCCCGAATCGGTATGCGAGTAGGGATTCGATAAGTCTACCGAACCTCGACCCGATATGGCTTTTGGAGAGAAGTCCCTGGAGAGAGACTTCATACCAGAGTGGATGTCGGCCAATAACGGCTCCCATCCGAAATGGTACTCCAACCAATTATGCGCGAACTGTTTTTTCCTACTAGCCCCTGAGGGCTTGAGGATATTCAGAATACGCGCGGCCCCAGAGAAGTCAAACTTCTTCACCCTCACAGCGGCTCGATATAACTGAACAGCTGCCGAGGTTGCAGAATCAAGAGACTTACCGGCTTCCAGTAGGTTGTTAGC